CACCACTGTAGAGAGGGCTAGTAACCCTTTTCAGCGCATGAAGGCGAGAAACCGTAACCGTAACGGTGTCAGAGCGTTATGAATTGGATTATTTGTTTCTGTAAAAGCGACAATCGTGGTCCTTGGAGGTTTTTTACGTCCCATAGACCTGATTATTCGCATGTATTTGCTGTCAGATACGATATTTACACTAAAACATGGATCAGATTGGACTTTGCGTCCGAAAAATTCCACTGCGATGTAGTAAAAGACGAAGATGCTACTGAATTGGTGGCTGCGCTCAAGGAATACTGCACCTGTCTTGAGTATGAAGCACAAGAAAACCTTACCTATACCCCTGTTGGCTTTTATTGCGTGAGTTTCATCAAGCATTTGCTTGGCATACGGCGATTTTGGCTCGTAACGCCATATCAATTGCATTGTGAATTGTTGAAACGTGGCGCAACCCCCATTTTTGAGCGTGAAATTGAGGAGAATTGTGATGGGAAGTTTTTTCAAAGCACCAAAGCCGCCTAGAGAAAGCCAAGAAAGCATTGATGCAAGAAATGCCGAGAAAGATCGTTTGGCAAAAGAGCAGGCCGATCTTGCCGCTATTGGTGCTGAAAAAGACAGAAAGCGTAAATCCAATATGATTGGAATGGCGTCTTTGCAGGATGATGAGCTAGGTGGCTACACAGGTTTTAAAAAGAAGAAAATGGGTACATCCATAACAGGTGCTTAAATGAGAGATGAATCAGGCGGTGACGCAAGCCCAGCCGTATCAGGTAAACCTAGCGGTAATGATGCGGATTTTAAAAAGGTTATGGATCGGTATAAGAAGGCCAAAGGTAGATGGTCTTCATGGTCTGATATATGGGAGGAGATATACGATTATGTATTGCCTCACAGAGAGTCATTCTTTCAGGAGTCACCAGCCGCTAGGCGTACCGAGAATATCTATGATGAGACTGCCGTAACAGGACTGCCTAAGTTTGCATCAAGATTGCAGCTTGGTTTTTTTCCTCCCAATGGTCGTGCTTTTAAACTAGCCCCTGGCCCCGATTTTCCCAAAGAAGCAATCACAAAGCAGTTGATTGAAGAACTGGATGAAATAACCGAATTGATACACGAAGGATTGCGTAACTCTAACTTCAATGCAGAGTTTCACGAAGGCCTTCAGGATCTTGGCATAGGCACAATGAACATGCTCGTTGAGAGTGGTAGATTTGTTGGCGATCTGCATTTCACTGCTGTTCCTCCCACAAGTGTTGCAGTGCTGCCGGGGCATATGGACATGGTTTCCAACTGGTTCCGTTGGAATGATACATGTGACATTACTGAAGTTAAGCATATGTACCCCTATGCCAAGTACACACAGCAAATGGCAGACATACAAAAGCGTGATCCAAGGCGTAAGACCAAGATCATTGAAGCTACAATGTATGACAGTGATGACAGGTTTAAGGATGAATACACTTACTATCTGATATCAGAGACAGACAAAGCTATTCTGCATACATCCAAGATGGTTGGTCGTGGTTCTGTTCCGTGGATAACAACACGGTGGTCTAAATCTGGATATGAAGTATGGGGTCGTGGTCCGATACTCCAAGCCATGCCAGCAATCAAGACATTGAACCTGACAGTACAGCTTATTCTTGAAAACGCTGAAATGGCGATAGCTGGGTCATATGTCTATGATGATGATGGCGTGTTTAATCCTGACAACGTAACGATACAGCCAGGGACATTTATTCCAAGAAGTCCCGGCTCGACAATAGACACCCTTCAGTCACCAGCACGTTTTGATGTCGGACAGTTAATTCTGGAAGACATGCGTAGAAACGTGAGAAAGGCATTGTTCATTGATGAGCTTGATACTCGCCCAAATGCTAAGACACCATTATCTGCAACCGAAGTTTCGGAAAGGCTTGCCGATGTTGCTAGAGACATGGGTGCTGTGGCTGGCAGGATGCAGAAGGAATTCCTGCAACCCCTTGTCGAGCGTGTTATCCATATTTATACGCAGCAGGGTTTGCTTGAACTGCCCAAGGTTGATGGGCGGGAGTTAAAGGTTATTGCTGTATCTCCTCTTTTAAGAGCGCAAGACCAGCAAGACGTATCAGATTTTATGCGTTTTCAGCAATCAATAGCACAGACATTCGGCCCTGAGTTTGGCCCTGCCCTTTATCAGCAAGAAGCTACAATCAAGTTCTTGGCTGAGAAGTTTGGCATTGATATGGCGTTGATAGCTGACAATGAACAGGTTGCTAAGAACATCTCAAACATGATGAGCCTTATGCAGCAACAACAACAAGGCGGTATGTAGTGGCAAAGGAGCAACTAAATGTTTCGTTCGATGGTCGAGGATATACTCGTGAGGTTGAAGCTGACCTTAATTCTAAGGCCTATGCTTTGTTTGGTTCAGGGGTTGGAAAAGCTTTCCTACAGTATCTTGAGGGTATCACAACGAACAATGTCCACCCTGCAGGAACGAATATCGAAACATTAGCCCATGCCGAAGGTTCTAGGTGGCTGATGGCTGTTATTAAAAAACGTACAGAGATGGGGAGAAAACAAGGTGAGTAAACCTACCAATCCCACGTTATACGCAAGAGCAAAGGCCATTGTTAAAGGCCGTGTGAAGAAATGGCCAAGTGCTTACGCTTCAGGCCAGTTGGTTCGTCAGTACAAGAAGATGGGGGGAAAGTATAAGTCATGAAAAACATTCCTAAATTCAAACGAAAAACTATGGGTAAAAAAGCGAAAAAAGTTGGGCTTATTGATTTGATGTCCCCAGATGATCAAAACGAATTAGGCTATATGGCTAGTAGAGATCATGAAGATGATATTTATAATCATGGCTCTGGTGTTGCTGATAAAAATTACCCTAAAAATCTTAAATCTTACGCTTTGGAACGTTGGAAAAGGAAGTATCGCTAGTGAGCCTCAAGAAGTGGTTTGGTGAAAACTGGGTAGATATATCCACTACTAAAGATGGCAAGCACCCTAAATGTGGACGCAAGATGGGTGATGGTCGCTCATACCCAAAATGCGTTCCGGCATCAAAAGCCGCTGGAATGAGCAAGTCCGAAAAGAAAACAGCAACAAATCGAAAACGTCGCACTAATCCGTCAGGTGGTGGTAAGAAGCCGACATATGCGAGGACTTAGGTATGAGTGAGGCATGGACAAGAAGCGAGGGCAAGAATCCCGAAGGTGGGCTGAACGCAAAAGGTCGAGCATCCTACAAAAAAGGAAACCTCAAGCCGCCAGTGTCAGCAAAGGCGGCAAAGAAAAGCCCGAAGAAAGCAGCAAGGCGCAAGTCATTTTGTAAGCGCATGATGGGTATGAAAAAGAAGCTTACATCTGCAAAAACGGCTAATGACCCTAACAGCCGTATCAACAAAGCACTAAGAAAGTGGGATTGTTAAATGAGTGAAGATCTACAAGAGAGCGTTGAGGAAGGCCAGATTGACGAGGTTCAGGCTCAGCCAGAGCAGGAGCAACCTCAACAGGAAATGGCAACAAGACCTGATTGGCTTCCTGAGAAGTTCAAGACAGAACAGGATTTTGCAACAAGCTATGCAAATCTTGAAAAGCGTCTGCATGAAAGATCAGATAATTTCAAACAGGAAATCATGAATGAGCTAGCAGAAGAAACTGCTGGTGATGTACCGCCAAGTCCAGCTGATTATCAATTAGCTTTAGTTGATGAGGATGGTGAAGAAGTACAGATTGATGCAGATGACAGTATGCTAAACTGGTTTCAGCATACTGCACATGATCTAGGTCTTAATCAGGAACAGTTTAATACGATTGTTGCTGAATATACCCAGCAGAACCAGATGACAGGACCAGACTGGAATGAGGAATCCCAGCATTTGGGTGAGCATGCAGAAAAACGACTTGAGCGTGTTGATGCTTGGGTGGGCGGTAACATGTCTGAAGCTGCGTATGAAGTTTTTGCGGATATACCAGCATCAGCCGGAATGGTTCAGTTTTTTGAAGAACTAATGGAAGTTTCTGGCCAGCCTAGATTCAACATGACATCAGAAAGCACATTCCAAGAAGCTGTAACTCAAGATGATCTAAGATCGGCTATGAATGATCCTAGATACTGGAAAGACAAAGATCCTGCCCATATTGCCAAGGTACAGGCAATGTCTCGTCAGGTAGCTTTGAAAAAGCATGGCGCACTTGAAATAACACAAATGTAGCAATGTGAATTAACAAACCAAAAATAATCTGTGAGGGTTGGCCTACTAGAAGGCCCGAAAGCTGACATAGCAGCCCTCACGGATAACTGCATATACATGTGAGTGGACGGAACAACCGGAAAGTATGTGAAAACACTTTTTGAGGAGTAAACTAATGGCTGTTTCAAGCATTAGCACCTCCTTTATCGAGGAGTTTGAATCCGGCGTTCACATGGCTTATCAGCGCATGGGGTCCAAGCTTCGGAACACTATTCGTAATCGCAGTGGCGTTAAGAATAAAACTACGTTCCAGAAAATCGGTAAAGGTTTTGCGACAACTAAGGCGAGACATGGTGCAATCGCACCCATGAATCTTGATCACACTAATGTAAACGTTACATTAGAGGATTATTTTGCAGGCGAATGGATCGATGACCTCGACCAGCTTCGTATTAACCATGATGAGATGTTGGTTGCACAACAGTCCGGTGCATACGCACTAGGCCGTAAAACTGACGACCTTATCAAGGCTGCAATGACAACTACCAGTTCAACACATAACGAAACCACTAACGGCATTACCCTGACCTGGGCTTTGCAGCTAATGGAATTGTTTGGCAATAACGAAGTTCCTGATGACGGAAAACGTTTTGTTTGTGTTGGATGGGAACAGTGGTCACAACTGCTGGATTTGGACGAGTTCTCTCGCTCAAACTACATCGGTGAAGATCAGCTTCCGTTCCCGCAAGGCGTGACTGCAAAGCAGTGGCTTGGCTTTACATGGTTCCCACATTCAGGTCTGGACGAAGCCGGATCTAGCAATGTTGATCGTGTTTGCTTTGCTTACCACGGTGATGCGGTAGCACATGCTATTGGTGCGGATGTTACTTCAAACATGCAGTACCACAACGATAAAGACAGCTATTTCGTGCTGAATAAGATGCAGATGAACTCTGTGCTTATTGACGCCGAAGGTGTCTTTAAAATGCAACTGAAGAAATAGGAGGTAAATATGGCGTTCGTACAAGCAAATTTGTCTCTTGTTGCTTATAGCGGCAATGGATTCCACATCTGGCATTACACATCTACTGATGCCAAGGCTACCATTGATTCGGCTGGGTATTTCAATGCCATGGCTAATGAGATGAATATTGGCGATGTGATTCATGCAAATACCTCAACAGGTGGCACACCTGAGTATGGTATTTTCTGCGTTAATGCTAATAGCGGAACCGTAGTTGACGTAGCTGATATGGTCAGCTTGTCAGGTGCAGATACCGACTAATGGCTAAGGCACCGACAACAAAGAAGGTGGCAGCGAAAGCTGCCCCTTCGACCACTCGCAAAACCAGAAGCGGTATGATCCGTACTCTTGGTCCAAAAGCAACTCTTGGTAAGAGGGCTACATAATGGAAGTTTGTAAAACATGTCCTACTCCCGGAAAATGCCGTGAAGCAGGGAAATGTCTTAACAAGAAAAAAACATCTAAGAAAATGGCTGTTCCTAAAAGCAAGCCTCGTCATGCTAATCCCAAGCACCGAATGAACACTGAGCGTACAACTGGTGGAAGTTATACCTAATGCCTATTTCAGCAAGGACTGATATTGAGATTGCTCAAAGGGCAATGGTCCTTGTTGGGCTAGAGCCTTTAACCAGTTTTACAGACAATTCTGATGAAGCGTTGGTTATGAATACGCTTTATGAAGATATGGTAGAGGATTGCCTAGCGCAGCATAGCTGGAAGTTTGCAACAGGCCAGAAACAGCTTTCAAGACTCACTGACGCCCCTTTGGATCGTTGGGACGCAGCATACTCCCTTCCGACAGAACCATCCGTCATGCAAGTGCATACGGTCTATGAGCGTTATATCTACATCAATGCTGGCGAGAATGATGATGTAGTTCTGAATTACATGTTCAGGGTTGATACACAGTATTGGCCTCCGGCATTTGCCCTTTGGGTTATTTATCGCTTGGCTTCTGTATTGAGCCTGTCTGTAACCAGAAACGCAGAAGTTGCAGAGTCATATGTTCAGTTAGCCCAACAGCAATTCCGTATGGCAAAAGCCAGAGATTCACAACAAGTCACAACGCAAGGGCTGCGGCTCACAAGATATCACAAGGTAAGGCGTGGTGCTTTTCTAGCAATTGAAGGTGAAACAGTATGAGCGATAAAAATAAGAATCGTACTACAGAATATGTAGCAAGAGGTGTTGTTGGAGGAACAATTGCTGGAATATCTGCTTCAATGTATTACGCAGATAAAAAGCCTAAAAATATGGTTCCCAAAAAATCAAAAGGTCTAAAAACTCCAACTGCTAAATCAATAGCAAAAGTTGAAAGCCGTTTACTTAATACAACTAAAATTTATAGCGAAGTCGCAAATCAACTTTCTGTAAACACTGGCGGCAAAACCAAAGTTGGTTATTCTCCCAAACAGGGAAAGATGGTTCGTGAGCCAGCGTATAATCCAAAAACAATGGAGCAAATAAACAAATCTTGGCTAACTGGCAAAAACCAAATGAGTTCTAAAGGTGTTCCAAAAAATATAAAATCTTTATCAGGGTTAGACAAAAGAACTTTATTTAAATTTAATGAAGCAACAGCCAGACTTGGTAATCGTACAAGACGTATTGGTGCTGCTATGGACAGCCCAAAAAACAAAGCCATTAGAACTATGGGTAAGGTTTTGAATGTTGTGAGAGGTGGCTCTGCAATAGGTGCTTTATCATATGCAGCATCATCAACACCAGTAGGTGACGCAACAATCCACAAAGGATTTAAGCAAAAAGCATTTAAGAAATCTGATCGCCCTTTAAAGCTTCCAAAGTAGGTATGAATGGCACTATTAAGACAATTCTATACAAACTTTACATCAGGAGAGTTGTCGCCATT